GTTGGCGTCGAGGTCGGCAGCGTTGAACTCAACAACTTGACCGCCCAGGGTCACGGTGACCTTGTTAGTGCCAGCGTCGTCGATACCAGCGGCGCCGATCAGGATCACGCGGATGGTCTTAGCGTGAGCCAGGGTTGCCTTGGCGGCAACGGCGGAAGAGGTGATGGCGAGTTCGGCGTCGAGGTTGAAGCCCTCGCGGGGGAACATGCCAGTGGAACGTGCAGCCATTGGAAATACTCCAGAAGTGTTAGGTGAGAGGTAGCCCGCCCCGCAGAGTTGTGGCGCGGCTAGCTACCTTATTATGCCAAAAAGCATAAAAAAAAGCCTCCCGAAGGAGGCCAGGGGATCTAAAGGGTAGATCAGGAAGGGTCGATGGCTGCGTTGAAGTCAGCGATCCGAGCAGCTGCACGGCCGTTGATCAGAGCCAGGCCGCAGTACCACTCAACGCGAGTGATCATCTGGGGCTGAGAGAAGGACTCACCCAGTTCACGGACGGACACGCCGCCGTTCTGGATGCCGGTCAGGAGCTCGTTGCCGAAGGAGACAACGTAAGCGTCCTGGCTGGTGGGGGTGCCGTCAAGGATAGCAACGTTCTTGTGGTCGCGATCCAGCTCGAGCACGGGCAGGCCAGCATAAACCATCTGCTGGTAACCAAACTCGGTACGAACGATGTCGACCTGAGTGTTGGTGCGAGCTTGACGGCTCAGGGCGCGACGAGCGGACTTCGACATGATCAGATACTTACGACCGCCTTGGGCGTCCACAGCATCGATAGCTTCGTCGAGGGTGCCCAGGTCCAGAGCCTGACCAGCGGCGGTGCCGTTCTGGAAATACTGGCTGGAGCCAGACTGAATACGAGCGGCCAGGCCGTCGAACTCAGAGGGGGACTGGTTGGAGTCGCCGTTGATGAACAGAGCTTCCCAAGCCATGCGCATTGCGCGGACGCGGGACTGGATCTGATAAGCCTTGGCCTCAGCGCCCTCGAGGTCGACGATAGCGCGGTCAACCTTGATGTCGCCACCGAAGAGCTTCAGGCTCTCGGACTGTTGGCTGACTTCAGCATAGCTCTCAGCCAGGGCGCCGTTGTAGTTACGGAATCCCACATCGGGAAGAGCTTCTTCACGCTTCCAGAAAAGGCCGTTGCCTTCAATGTTGCGGAAGGGGAGTGCAGACATGAGCTGGCCAGCAGCAAGCTCGGTCACCACCGCCAGTTCCTGGGGGGTGCGAGCATGCTTCTGGGCTTCCAGAAGAGTAAGTGCCATTGTTAGATCCTCAAAAAAATGGATGAACTAGGTTTGGTGAATCGGTCCACGTCTCGTGGTATCCGCAGACACCCTTCCAAGCTCAGCCGTCTCGGCCTTACTGTACGGGTGCTCTATAAGAAGGATACCTATTTAAGAAAAATGGGGGCAAAAGCCCCCGGGACGTGAACTTATCTTGGTATCACTTAAAGGCTCGCTGGAAAAGCTCCTCGGGGGAGAGTCCAGTCAGATCCTCAACAGGCATACCATTTGTGTCGGTACCGCCGTAGCCGATACCTGCGCCCGCACCCTTGGCGCCCTTGAAAAAGGTGCCGTAGATCGGGTGAACCTTGTACGAAGAGACAAAGTCCTCAGGGGTGATGCGCTTGCCAGACTCTTTGTCCAGCAGGGGATCGCCAGCGGCGTCCACTACAGTCAACGAGCCATCGGCTTCCTGGCGGAAGCGGGTTTGCATCTGCTGAGCGAACATGTCGTAGAACGACACGCCGTCTGCAGCGTCGGAGCGGCCACCAGCGGCGAAGAAGACCTTCTCCATGGCAGTGCGCTTCTTGTACTCAGCCAACGCAGCCTTGGCGGCATCAGCTTCTTTACGTGCTTCTTGAGCCTGAGTGGAGTACTTGGTCTCAATAGCGTCGCGAGCTTCGCCCCACTGAGCCTGCAAGCGGGCAGCCTCGGCGGCCTCCTGCTGCAGCTTCATGTACTCGTCAGGGTTGATCTCAGCGAACTTCTCAAGATGAGTCTTGCTCTCCTTGAGTTCGCGCTCGTACTGTTTACGAGCATCGCGTTCGGCCTTGAGGGCCTTGAGAAGGTTCTCAGCCTCGGAGCGGGGCATCATCTCTTCGCCAGCGGCGGGAGCCTTAGCCTCGACTTCAGAAGCTGCAACCGGAGCTTCCATCTCGGGAGCCTTGTTCTCGTCGGACATGTTCAATCGGGCGTCTCACCCGTCGAAATTACGCCGTAGTATGCCTATCACACCAAATCAGAGGGCTTATAACAGGCGTAAGCGCTTTCGACGACATTATCGAGAGAGCTGGTTCCTTCTTGAGTACAGCCAACGGCGCCAGTCCAGCCGTAGCTGATAACATAGGCAATCTTGTCACCCTTTTGGATGCCCCCCCAAGTGATTCCAGCGGTGCCCATAACCGCGAGTCCGTCGGAAACCCCGCAAATTATGTCTGTCGTTGACCCATCATAAAAGATGCTACTGCCGATCTGCACCCAGTCTGCGCCAATCTCCGATTGCCAGGTTCCAGGACACGGGCTGCCTTCGGGACAGAATGGAGATGTACTGCTAAATCTGACTTCGACTTCACTGCCCCGAACGATAGGAGCCCGCCATGAAATATAGTTGCTGAACGGGCCCGAAGATGTAACAGTAGGATCACAGTTCCCACAGCTGGCTGACGCGGTCGTCCTGTAGATTCCAGTAGCCGTGCTGACCGTAGTCAGTTTGACCCGTTCGATCCTGTTGACCTCCTGAATCCCGGGACCGGTCATGACGGTAGAGCAGTAGCCGCCGCCAGGCATCTGAGCAACGGGAGTACCGCATGTCTGGGAGCCTGGGTCTTCGACGTCAGGGCTGCAGAGGTACCAGTCCTCTCGGATAAAAGCGCCGCCAGGGGCGGACTCTCCGATACCATCGCAGGGCCCATTCGTCTCTTGGCGCACTTCGCGTACGCACTTACCTGGGGCCAGGTAGAAGCTACCAGAGGTCGGCGTATAGCTGGCGCATACCCGATACTCGTCGCTTTCGCAAATGATGGTACAGCTGCTGGCGCCGCAAGGCTTCATCGACCAGATCTGGTTTGTCGACGTAATCTCCCAATCGACATCCCACCCACAGTCCCCATTGGCACAGAAGACAGTCTCCTCGCAGTCGCAGCTAACCGGATTAAACGCAACATTCGCCGCGCCACCACAGGGGCTTTCTGGATCGTAGGCTACTCCATCATTAACACCACCAAGGCAGGTGTTCTTGATGTTGCAGTTCTCCATGTCTGCTGGATTGACTGCCATGTCAGCGGCTCCATTTCTGCTTAGGGCAAAGCATGTCAGGATCGCCACCGATCCAGGTCTTGGCCTCCATGAAGCAACCGCACTCAGAGCAGCGCTTGCTGTCCTCAATAAAGAACGGACAATTCTTGCAGGTCTCGTAGCGCTCGTTGCGTATCTCCTCTGAGACCTTACCATTTACGATGGCCTGGCCTACGTTGCTGACAAGGCCCTTGGCCATTTGGCCGAGCCCAGCCTTCACGCGTTTGGCATGCTTGGGTTTGCCATTTGGCAGTTGCTCCACCGGTACGGACCTGCGAGTGTGCTTTTCTCGAGGAATGCCCACGTCGATGTGATGTTGTCCGTCGACAGTCGTCGGCTTCTGGCCATCCTTGAGGGCTTCCTGATACAGGGCCTCATGCCGCTCAAAAGGCCATGCAGAACATGGGCCGCTGGGATGCACACCATTGTGGCTAAGCTCTGAGAGGATGTCCATGCCCAACGAAAACGCTGGGCTAGTATGCCGATCAGGACTTCAGACGATAGTCGCTAGAAGTGGTGTTGTAGTACATGGCTCCAGAGGCGACGCCACCAGTGCCGGCGGCCGCGTCGTCCACGTATTCACCAATCCCTAAAAGAGCCCTTGTCGAGGCAGCGCTGGCGGCAGCAGGAGTTGCAGGCTCCCACTGACTATTGGCGTCGTTCCAGGTCAGAACTTGGCCGTCGGTAGCAGGGGCGGAGCTCAAAGTCCGCACCTCAACCGAGGTGTAATTTCCAGGTGGCTCGGGGTGGTTGGCCGGGCTCACCATGTCCATCTGTTTGATGTCGCCGCTAATGGTGCTAACATTGACAACGTATGTCACCCACCCGTAATCGGTGCCACTCGTCTGGAAGCGGATCTGAACCGTCTTGCTGTTTCCGTTGGCGGCCAGGGGTGCAAACTCAACACCATTGGCGTCCAGTCTGTGAATGTAAAGCGAGACCTGACTGATACCGTTACCACCCCATTCGCCCTGGGTGATAGTTGGCCAGTTGCTGTCGTAAGTATTGTAGGGCTGCGCCGCGTCAGCCACAAGCGGGGCGGTGTCAACATCGCTCAGGCTGTTGATCGAAGGGAGGCCTGAAGGCTCCCATTGCCCCCTTTCGTCAACCCAGGTCAAAACCTGAC